ACCTCTACAATCCAGCTTCCCTGGATAAGTTCAGAAGCCTCTTTACCTTCAAAAGTTTGTAAGCTGTCGTTAAACCATTCTTTACCTAATATTGAAAAGAAAGTACTCTTACCGACACCTTGTGGCCCAGCTAAAATTGTCATTACATCAAATTTAACTCCACCAATAATGGCCCTGGCCACTGCAGCTACTAAACTTTTTCGAATTGCCTCTCTAGAAAATACATTATCAGCTGCACCAAAATAATCAATAAGTAGATTATCTATTCTAGGCACACCGTCCCATTGTAAAGATGTTAGATATCGTTCAACATAATTAATTCTATTACCATCACTTACAATTAATAAGGCTTTGTCTTGCTTATCCTGGCCCGTTATTTTATAAACTGTTTCTAAGTATCTAGAAAAGGAAGCATCGTCTACTTCAGACCAATCTCTGTGATCTTTATTTGGGTCATAATGTTTATCCCACGGAAGTTGGCCAAAAACTAATCCTCTATTGCTAAAAATATCAATCGCAATTTTATCTTTTAAGTTTGGATCATTTTCCAGTATCAAAACTATATTATTAATAGTCTTTTGGATTTTACCTTCCTCACTTCTTTCAAGTTGAGAGAGCCAGTTTAATTCATCCTCAGCTTGATTATTTTCTCCATCACTACCTACGATATTAAAAACATCTTTAGCGTTGGCCACCATTTCACTATTCATCAAAGCTGCTACATTAGCATCTTCAAGAGCTAGTTTTTTCATGGCCGTGTAAGATGGAAATTTGCTTACAGGTGTTCCATCTTTCACATTCTCATCAAGGTTGCCAAATTTGTGTATTCTTATTAGGTCAAAAGCATTAACAAGTTGGCCACAACATGGATCAGTTGCGTGATGTGAGTATAGGAACTTATTATCATATAGCACCGCTCCACCAGAAGTACTACCACCTGTGAAAGTATATCTATCAGGAGTGGCCGTTGCTTCGTATAAAGCAGGGATAAAAGTTTGGATGGCCGTTGTGATGTCATAAACTTTACAAAAAGAACCTACTAATCCATTTTTAGTTAGTGGATCTTGTTGTCTGGCCAAAAGTTGTTTTTGTTTTGTGTCTTGACCTGGGACGTGTGGCCACGTAGAAATGTCAGTCCAGTCTGCATACATATTAAGTACACCAAGACGGCTACAAAATTGTCCAGGATAAAACTGGAATATGTACTCACTATCTACCGAACATGATGGATAATACATAAAACGGTTAACTTCAAAAGTAGTTGGATCACAATTTTCAATCCCTAATAAACTACCTAATTTTCTAGCTATTGGCTCATATTCATCTGGAGTACAACTTTCATCAAGAGGAATAAGAACCCTAAGTCTAGGTGTATAATTACTGTGCTTTCTAGTCGAATAAACAACAGAAGTACACCCAAGCGAACCAACTCTCTTTAAAATATCGTCAGTCATATTAGGTTGAATATTATCTAAATCCAAACAAACAACATCACGACTGATTATGTTCGTTGCTTTTCTTCGGCCATCTAAAAGCTTAGCACCTGTGAAGCCCCCAACATCTTTTAAATTATCTTGATCTGATTTTTTCATCTTGAGAAATTCATCGTATTTCTCTTGAGTTCTAACAGGAGATTTTAAAGTTTCTACAAAGTCAAGCCAACTAATATCTGTATTTTGCCAAATAGTTGCTTTTCTGTGATTTGCTTTAGCAATTCCTAATAATCTATTTGCTTGCACTTTTTAACCTCCTTTCTAATCTTTCATATAATATTTAGTCTCAAATCCAGCACCTTTTAACACTAATCCAGGAGCCCATGGAATAGGCTCTGCCAAAATATTATTTACTTCTTCTAGTTTTTCATCATCATAAGCATCTATCACCACTTCATCGTGAATATGCATTACAACATCATAATCTTTTTCGTATAATCTTAACAATGTTTCCGCTAGGCAATCTCTCGCTATTGCTTGAACAATATTCTCGACTAGCTTTCCTCCATAAGTTGAGTTAACTTCCCATTTTTTAGTAGTTTGGTTAACTCCGTAATAATGGAGTGCATCTTTTTCAAACTGGTTCAATTTTAAAAATGGCTTAGGATAATAAAGTGAACGGCCACTAGGTAATTTAATTGATATAAAATCAAGACCGTACATCATATCCCATTCACGTTGAATCTCAAGTCCTCTTACATATTGAGTTCCATTTCCATTCATAGCTTGAATTACTGCATCTCCAACTGCATACCATAAGCGGACAATGTTCTTATTAGCTTCTCTCCAACGAACTTTAATATCCGTAAGTTCTTCACTAGAAAGGCCCATTCTATCAGCTCCCATTGCTATTAAAGCTGATTCTCCACCTTGATATCCTAATGCTAATGTTGCTACTTTACCACGTTGTCTTAAGCTATACTCAGGATTACCTTTTGAGATTTTATCAATCGGCACATTAAACATCTGACTGGCCGTTGCCTCGTAGATTTTACCATGTGTTGCAAATACTTCATTGACCCACTCTTCACCAGCTAACCAAGCAATTACACGTGCTTCAATAGCACTAAAATCACTTATTATAAACTTATCCTTACTAGCAATAAATGCTGTTCTTACTAGTTGGCTTAGCGTGTCAGGCACATTACCATATAGAAGTTTTAAAGCTTCGTAATTACCAGCTTTTGCAAAATTTCTAGCTGTGTCTAGCGTATCGATGTAATTTCTAGGTAAGTTTTGAACCTGCACTAATCTACCTGCCCAACGACCAGTCCTGTTAGCTCCGTAAAACTGTAACAGCCCTCGAACTCTATCGTCCTTACACATTGCATTTTCCATTGCTGAATATTTACTAACACTAGTTTTTCCTAACTGCTGCCTTATCTCTAAAACTCTTTTAACTTTTAAAGGCAGGTTATCTCTTGATAACAAATCAGAAATAACATCTTTTGTTAATCCATCAAGCTCTTCTCCTAATTGGCTTTCAACCCAAGATTTAAGTTGGCTAACACTATTTGGATTTTCAAGTTCAGTAATTTTAAAAGCTTCCTCTGTTAAATTATTAGTACTTTCAGAGTCAATAGAAAGCACACCATTTACAAGTGATCTATCTACCATTACTCCGTTAGCGTTCATTAGAATATCCATTTCCCAAAGTTTTTGTTCTTTTGACGGAACTTCAAAAGCTTTTATATATTGATAAATTTCATACTCTGCTTCTACGTCTTGAATATTATACTCACAGTATAGTTTCCATTTCTCTAAATCATGATGCGGATCATTCCAAGTCCTACCACCATTAGTCTTTGTTGGCTTACACGGAACTGAAAAATATTGAATTAATCTACTTCCAGTTGTCAATTTTTTCTTATCTTCAGCAATACCTATTGCCTTACCAGTCATTCCTAATCCAGCAGGCAATCCTAAATAAGTAGCGTGCATCATAGTACATCTCCACTGAGATATATTAGTTTCATATCCAGCCCTATTTAAACAGTACCATTCAAAAGCAGCATTATATGCATGCTTAATGCAGTCAGGATTATTTAATAGAGCAACGATATCATCTGGAATTTTTTCACCTTGTTTTATGTCTACTAATTTAACTTCCGAATCATTAAGTTTGTAAGAGAATAGCAAAATTTCAAAGTCTTCAGATTGAGCATATTTGTAAGCCCCACATTTAGATATATTCACACTACTTCGTGTTTCAATGTCAATACTTAAATGTTGCATATAGTCCTCCTAAAAATTTAGGGGGGCTAACCCCCCTTAGTAATTTATTGATATTAAAGTGGAAGTCCAGTTAATGGATCTACACCAAATGAACCTTGTTGAGTTGGTTGTTGATACTGTTGTACAGGTTGTTTTTGTTGTGGATTAGCGAATGGATTAGGATTTGATGCACCACCTAAAGCACTAAATACTTTATCTGCAGACACAGGAGCACCTCCTAAAACTTCACCATCTCTAACTTTTTGAATGTGAGTTAGTCCGAACCCCACACCTTTTTTACCTGTATGCAGGTAAGGGAAAACATTAATAGCTACGTTCGCATATACCCCAGAATAAATTTCAGATTGATTTAAGATAGGTTGAACATTTTGATCTACAATTTGAGGTTGTCTATCAGCGTTTGCACTGGCTGTGAAAACCCAACAACCTTTACATTCATCTCCGAATGGTGTTCCATCTTGCTTCACTCCATCACCATCATGGATAGGATTAGCAACTACAGGAGGCATAACTCCGTTCCATTTCTCATTTAATCCTTTTTGAGCCGCAGCTTGAATTGCTGCATCTAATCTTTGCTTACTATTTAAATCACTTTTCGGTAATAAAATTGTAGTGCTATATTTGGGCGGTAAATCTGGATTATTTGAGTATGGTTTAAAAACATTTACATAACTTAATCTCACGTTTTGTACTACTGCTGTTGTTTCATTTGTCATAATTTTAAAATCTCCTTAATTTCTGTTTTAATTTATTGGTTTAAATATACTTGTTGCTTTTACTGTGTCAGTAATCGCAGGTCTTTTATCGTTTTCGAATACTAAAGTAGGTTTTCCAGTACTTGTGACGACCATATCACCTACTAAATTATTAAATTGTTCTTTCCCAAGGGCCTTTTCTAATTTGGCCAAAGTCAACGGTACTTTATCAAAGATTATAGCTTCATCAATACCGCCGTCCATTAATTTCTTAAGAGCCTCATCTTGATTAGTCCAAGAGCGGGAAGTTCTACCAGCTACTGCTTTTAGTCCCTTAACATCTTCACCAGTTAAGCATAGATTCAAGGCATAGGCTTTTAAATCGTTAACCCACTTCGCTATATCTTCACCTCGAGATATATATTCGAATAGCTTATCTCTAGGAATTTCATTAGGATTTAAGTGAATTTCCGATTCAAGAGATAAATTATTCTCCGCCCTGGCCGAACAAATATCACGGGCCTTACAGAATTTACATGCCTTAGCAGATGGCACTAACTCACCAGTTCCACTTAGAGCCTTACTTGATTGAACGTTGAAATAATCACCCCATAATAACAATTCTGTTAGGTCAACTTCCCAACTTGAATAATTATTTAACCGTGGTTGCACTATGTTCATTTCAATTTTTTTGATATCGTAAATTAAGCTAAAAGCGTTGTAAGCACCAAGTGCATATAAGATTAGCTGTTCATTTTTCTCAGCTGAGACAGGAACACCTTTTCCGTATTTCAAGTCGATTATAGAAAGTGTAGATCCGTGAATTAAAATACAGTCACAAGTCCCAAATCCTCCAGGAACCCAACTAGAAAAATCTACTCTTTTTTCAATCTCAATATAAGGCTTAGATGGAAAGCTTAAAGCTTTTTCTTTTATAAAATCAACATAATTGTCAGTGAAACCATCCATTTCAGCTTGATATAATTCATCTTCTTTTATTTTTTTAACTGCTGCATTAAGCTTTCTCTTACCAAAGCCTTTTGAATCTAAATAATGCTTTAGTTTAAGTTCGCTTAATTCATGTGCCAATGTTCCTTCCTTTGCATACACAGACTCAGTGTCCGGAATACCCTCCTCCATTTGCACGCTACCAGGACAGGTGGCCCACCTACTGGCACCACTAGCACTAAGCTTTGCATGAGCCCTTTCTTTGTGATTAATCTCAGTCATTAGATAGCCGCTCCTAATTCTCGTAATCTTAGTGCAAAAGCTCCGTATTGTTCAACAGGTAATGTTGTAAGGGCTAGTGAGTTAAACTCTTGTAATAAGCCTTGTAAAAGTTGAATTTTACCAGCTTGAACTAAAGTACTTGATGCACGTTGTAAGTCTTCTAAGGTATAAGTTTTCTCCGCAACAGGTACTGCAGTTTGTACTGGTTGAGTTTGCACAGGCTGTTGAACTGTTTGTACTGGTTGTTGAATAGGAACTTGAGTCTGTTGAACAGGCACTGTTTGCTGAACAGTTTGTTGAATTGGTACTTGAATCTGTTGAACAGGAGAATCTTTAAAAGGCTCCACATTAACCGCAACATTCTCAACATCATTTCCATATTTAGCTATAATCTCATCTAATAAAAGGATATCCTCCTTATTTGTGATTAGCACATTTGCATTTACTATTAATTTCATTTTTTAATCTCCTATTTTAAATCTTTTAATAATCTTCTACCTTCTTGAATATACTGAATTTTTATATTATGATCTGTACATTCTTGAATATTTTCTATAACAACATCAACTAATTTCTTTAAATATCCTCTTCTTGAGAATTCCTCTGAAGTATGGTTATAATCTTTCAAAAATGCTATACTTTCTAAAGCGGTATATTTACCATCCTCGATTATAATTTCACCATTATTCTTTAATCTGTTTAAAGGCATTCTCATTTTGTCATAAGGAAAACCTAAATTATTAATTAGTTCATATTTTGAACATCCAGGATTAGAATATATGTAATTTCTAATCGCTTGAGTTAAATTAACTCCAGTATTCTTCCTCATTCTTAAAATCCTCCATTTTATAGACCATGTTGTCTAAAATATCAATTACTTCTCTTATCTTTCTACGTTCTAATGATTCAAAATTTGCGTAATCTACACAATCGGCAAGCTTGTTTGCAGTGAAGCGTAAATCTGCTATGATGTCTGAGTATTTTTTATTCTCCATGTGGGATACCTCTTTGTTTATTTATGCTTTCAACTAATTTTTTCAAAAGATACCTCTGCAATTTTTATTCCGTCCAGAAAAACACATTCGACTTTTTTATCTTTTAAAAACTCTTTTTCTTGAACATTTAATAAATCATTTAACTTATCAAACGCAGCTATTTCTTCAGAACGCTTTTCACTAGCTTTTAGTCCGTCTAAATCATTCAACCAAAATTCACAATACCTGATTATCTTCTTGATATCGTCCTGCGGTTCATCGTGCTTCTTATTTGCTCTAATACCATATTTCAAAATGTTAGCTTGACACACACTGCCAAAATCTTGTACTACCTCTTGAATTAAATCTATTGTTTCAAAATTCCCTATCTTATAATGATTAGGATTAATATTATCTTTCGTCACTTGCTTTTTCCTCCTAAATATGTTATTTTTAAGTTGTAAATTTTTGTAAATAGTCGTTTTTTAAACGGCTATTTTTTATTCATCTAACAATTTCTTTATTGTGTGTGAAAGCATTTTTTTAACGTAGTGATCCATTAAATCTTTAACAGCTTTTTCATCCACTTCACTAGCCCTTTGTTTAACAGCGGTAAAAATACCACCGACCATATAAGCATTGACAACATTCTCTACTAATTCTTTATTGCTTTCAGTTTCTTTTAAGTCATTTAATTCTAATAATTTTAAGATATCCTCATTAATATTTACTAACATTGCTTATTCTCCTTTACTTCCTGTACTTCCAAAACCACCATTTCTTGTAGCGTTCTTAACTCTTACACCGTGTGTCACTGGTAATACTTTGTTAAATATCCCTTGTGCTATTCTAGTGCCTTTCTCAATTGTGATATGCTCATTAGTTAAGTTGTTAAACTCAATCATGATATGTCCTTCGTTTTTTTCATTGTTGTAATAATCAGCGTCAACAATACCTACTCCGTTACTCATGATTAATCCCAAGTTAACAGGAATACTACTTCTAGCGAATATTTGTAAGTATTCATCATTTTGCATAAAAGCTTTAACTCCTGTTGGCACTAAAGTAGCTTTTCCTTTAAACCTAAAAGCTGGAATTGTGATATCGCTACTTGCTATAAAATCAACGCCAGCACTGTGAACAGTAGCTTTTATCGGCAATTCTCCGTTCATTCCCTCGATTAATTCAAATCCTCGCATTTGTTCATTTCCTTTCAAATCATTCAAATTAATTTTTAATACTTTGGCAATCTTAACTATATCGCCTAATTTTAAAGTGTTACTGTTACCGTATTTCAAAGCTGATATTTTTGAATTAGTAACACCGCTTAACTTCGATAATTCAGCGTTATTTATTTGTAAATGTACCATGCTCGTGAATACCATTTTTTTAAATTCATCAATCACTGTATTATCTTTCTTTTTACTAATTTTCAACATTTTCTTCGTTATCCGGGAAAGCATATTGTCCTCGTTCGTCAAATCCATAAAACGGAATGCATATCGAAGCCATAAGTCCCGATAAAATCCTTTCCCACTCAATGTTGCTAAGTATTAGCATGCATACAGCAACAACAACGCACGTCCAGTAATATGTGTTGAATTTTCTTTTTCTTAATCTATTCATTAGCTTACACGCTCCATTTCTCTTTCTTTTGAATTAATATAATTGTAAATTCTAACCTTATTAAATCGTTGGTTAGTTCTTGCTGTTCCTTGAATATATAAGTAAGAATTTTCAAGTTGTTTAATCTCTTTGATATACTTCTTATATTTATTCGGGTTTGTTTCGTACTGTAAAAATTTGATTAATTCATCTTTATTGATCCAATCTTCACGATTTTCAATCAAGTCCTTATAAGCGTTATAAAAGTTCTCTCCTTCCAAATTTAATCACCTACTTTTAAATTTAATACATAATTTCCTTTTTATTTTTTGAAAAACAATAACTTCTGCCAAACACATCTAGCTGTAACCAAGACTCAGCATATAATTTACTATTCTCTTCATAGACTGTTAGAAAGTGTTTTGTACCTAGCACTACTTTAGAAACTACTCCAATAGTTGCTAATGTTAGTGCTATTTTTGTTTTAATCTCCATCTTCTCTCCTCCTTTCTCTTGTGTTATAATTACCTCAAAGGAGGTGAATTATAATGAATGATATTTCTTTAAATTATTCTTTAGTTTTGACAGATGGTAAAATCAATATAGACACATCTTTTGTTGGTGACGATAAAATTACAAGAATTATTATCGAAAACAATGAAAATGTTATTGCTCAACTTCAACTTTTGCCTAAAGATGTAATATTATATTTTGAGCAATATAAAGATAGAATCACACTTAAATCAAATAAAGAATTAATTCAAAAAGAAGATAAAGTTTATATTAACTTTTAATTTTCTCTACCCTCAATTCAATAGAGTTGGGGGTAATTTTTATGCTTGAATAATTTTTTGAATCTGTAAGTACTGTTTCAGATTTTAATGTTTTTTTATTATTTATAATTTTTTCTTTTTTAACCATACATTCCCTCCTTATTTGTTTAATATATTAAACCTTTAGTTTAAAAAAATATCTTGAACTTTCACATCAAGTGCTTTTGCTATTTTTAATAATGTATCAGTAGTTGTTGTTGTATATGTACCTGTTTCAAGTCCGACAATTACAGTCCTTGATACACCACTGATTTTAGCAAGTTCTTTTTGTGATATGTTCTTTTTTTCACGGTATTCTTTTATTTTGTAACCAGTGTTCACTTCATTATCACCTCCTGTATGTAAGTTTAATATATTAAACAGAAAAAGTCAATAGTTTTTTCAAAAAAAGTTTAATATATTTTACTTAATTAATTGACAGTGTGTTTAATATGTTGTACACTTATTTTAAAAGGAGGTTGTACTATGAAATTAGGTGCAAAAATCAAACGCTTTAGAAATGAAAGAAAGTTAACTATGCAACAACTTGCAGATTTATCAGGAAAAAGTAAAGGTTATATATCAATGTTAGAAAAAGGTATAAATCCACAAACTAAGAAACCACTAGAACCTTCATTAGAAGCAATACAAAGTATAGCAAAGGCTCTTGGTGTTGATTTAGATGAACTAATTTCTGATACAGAAGATGTGATAAAATTACCAAAAATAACTAACGATACAATAGAAAAAATAACTACAACAGTTCAACAATTAAATGAAGAAAATCAAAACAAAACATACAAATACGCTAAAAATCTATTACAATTTCAAAATAGAACGGTTAAAGAAGTCGCTGTAAAATACAAACCTAAACAGCTTACCGAGATTTTTGTAACTGAAAAGGTTGCTGCTGGTGTCGGTTATGCTTATGGGAATAATGAAGTTACACCTTATTACACCGACCGTGAAGACTTAATGCCTTACGATATGGCAACTTGTGTTTTTGGAGATAGTATGGAGCCAGAGTTTTCAGATGGAGATATTATCTTATTAAAACAAGGTTATGATAATGT